TCTAGGAAGAAGTCATCAATTAACAGGTTTTTTGCTCGTTCTACTTTGTTCATCCAGGGATTCTCACATCTCCTGTGATTTTAGCTCCGACCTGTGCTGCTTTCAACTGTGCCTCTGCTTGGAACTCTGCTGTCTTGAGTTCTAAATTAGCTGCTGCTTTCTCTCTTTCGAGCTGGATCTGCGCTTGTGCTTTTGCTTTGGCAATCTCAATATCGTTTAATGCCTTGGCACGATCTACTTCGATCTGTGCCTGTGTCTGTGCCATCAACGCATCTAACGCTGGATTTGGCATTGGCTGTTGTGGTTGTGGTGTCGAAAGCATCTGGTCAAGCTCTGGAGGAATCTCTTTGAAGAATTCGGCTGAGTCTTTGAATCCTGCTGCCTCGATAAATCTGCCCAAAGTGTTGCGATACTGCCCCACAGATACTAACGGATTAGCAAAGCCTTGGGATGACAAGATTTGCTCTTGTTTCTGTAGAACCATTGCTGCCATCGCCATCTGTTGATCTTTGCTACCAGTTCCTAGACCGACATTGGTCATCATGTCGTAGTTATTGCTCCACTCTCTTGGATCAATCGAGACATACTTGCCACGAATACGCACGACTCTTGGCTTGTCCTGATACTTCAACAAGAGATGGAAAATGCCATTAAACAAGTCTTTTACCCCTGTCTCGGCAAAGATACGAGCAATCATCTCAATCTTACCTGCGCCTGCCTGTTGCATTGCTGCAATCGCTGTGGCTGTGGTGTTTTGTAGAATGTTAGGATCTAAGCCCTGACTTGTTTGCGTAACACCTGAACGCTTTTGTAGAACCTGATCCATGTAATCCAACATGGGGAACGACTGAGCTGCGGTAGGAGGAACAGTTAATGGAACGACTGCGCCTTGAGACTTCATCCGCACTACTCCGTTAGGAGCGACTGTCAACAGGTCATCCATATTTACCTGACCATCTAACGCTGTCATGCGTGGCATATTGGTCAGATAAAGGTTGTCTAGGATCTGGCGAGTAATCGTAGACTTAATTAACTGGATGTCCATTGATCGGTCTGCCAAACTCTGCCCAAAGAACTTATGAGGCATTGGGATAGGACAAACACTCGCGAATGGAATGTGATCGAACTCCTCGTTGTCTAGGATCTTATCGCCTGCATATGTTACCTTGCGGAGTTCTGCGACTCCATCGCCATCAAAGTCGGTGCGGATATAGCACTCAAATACTTCTACATCTTGCATTGAGAAGTCTAGTGTCTGTGTCTCATCTGGCATCTCGCCCTGACTGAAACGGGCTACTCTCTCAGGTGTGTATGTAAGGTCGCTGTAAGCAGGTAACTTGTCTACAACATCTTTAGGATAGCCAGCAGCCACCAAGTCTGAACGAGTCATGGTTGTTCTGTGGGCTACGAAACGAGCATCTTTTAGGCTCTTGTCTCGCTTGGCAATCAAGAACTCCTCTGGAGGAACATTCTCTACACGAACACGACCTACATCTTTTTTCTTCTTAACAACGACATTGTAAGAAAGGATTGGCATACCCATTGGGTCAATGCCGACTTCCTCTGTCTCTTGGCTAATAAGTTCCATAGAACCATCAGCAAACAAGAGAGTCAATTCTTCTGCGTTTAAGCCTTCATACTTCTCTTTTGTGGTGTCCTCTGCTTCTTCCCACCAGTATTTGACAATACCATTCTTTTGTAGAAGTGCATCCTTAAACCAATCGTGCATTAGGATAATGCCTGGATTGTCCTCAAAGAATACGAGGTTACAGAGTTCGGTAGCTTGTTTAGCACCTTCCTCATCGCCTGGCATCCGAGGCTCAAAACGGACTAATTCATCGGAGGCAGTAAATACTCGGAGTAGCTGTGGCAATGCGCCATCAACGACTTCGGCTACTTCGCCTGTAACAATCTGGCTACGACCTTCTACTTCGTTCCCATAGGGATAACGATTGTAGTAATTGATCGCCTTTGTCCGTTGCTCGATAGTCTCTGTCTCTACATAACCGATAGCATCTTCGATCTCTGCTTCGACAATGACTTTTAGTTTCTGTTCATCCATTTATACGATCCATGAAGTTTTTACTGTTATCGGTTTATTCCAAGTGTCTGCACCCTCATCTAATGCAACTGCTGTATATCTCCAAGCATCTGCTGCGTGAGAGTTTTGGTCATGCAATGGGGTTTTACTAAATAACTTAGTATCGGGATCTACATCATACCGATAATGTCTTAATGCTTGTAATCCTTCTGCACACCTGTTCTGATCGAAATAACAGCGATTCATCAACATTCTAGCTGCATTGATACCATCTGAGATAGATAGTTTTGGAGTAATCCGAACTGGCAATCCCATGTTCTGCATAATATCCTTGACTGACTTGCCTGTCATGTTCTTATGCTCTGCATCATGTGGCAGCCAATGATCTCTGTATGTATAGCCTTTGGTTTGCAGAACTTGCACATAGTGGTCAATTGTCTTTTGGCAGTTTTGATAGAAGTCAATCACTCTAACTTCGCCACCAGGAACAGTTTGCACAAACCAAATACTATTCAAATCAGCCCATCCAATATCCCAAAAGGTAGATACAGGAATGGTTAAATCTACATTTACATCTTTAATTCTGTTTTCTTCTTGAGCTTTTCTTAGCTCCGTAGCGTACACAGAACCATCTAAAACCTGTCTTGTATTGCCTTCCCAGACATTGAGATAGGCATCCATATCTCGTTCCTTGAGATCGTCTTTCTCGTCTCTTAGAACTTGTGGAAACCAAGGGTTGTCTGACCAGTTTACCTTCTGCACTATGGCATTGGATGGTGGTATGACAACAAACCTTTTGTATGTTTCGTCTGTATCGAGTTCTGGATTAAATGTTATCCAAATCTCTGATTCTTCCTTACGGATAGTAGGAATCAATGTATCCCAACTAGACTTTGATACTGTCTGAGCTTCCTCGACCCAACAAAGATCTACACCTTCAAACGACTTAATCTTTGTAATGTTATGTTTTAGTCCAGCAAACAAGAACTCTGTGCCATTCTTTCCGTAGATCACAGTATTCTGGATCTCGTAGAACTCCTCAAGTTTCATTGACTTGATTTGGTCTGCTAACAAAGCATGAACAGAATCAGTAATAGAGTTCTGTAGTTCCCTAGCGCACAATACCCTAATGGGCTTTTGTATGCCTATAACAAGTAATGCTCTTGCAACTCCCCAAGACTTTCCTGATCCGCGCCCACCATACAAAACCTTGTATCTGCTCGGACTGAACAGAAACTCTAGCTTTTCTGGAAACTCTACATCAAGCTCCATTAGGCTTCTTTAGAACAATGTTTACTGTGTTGAGTGTCTCTAACAATCCACCATCTGCACCAGTAATCTCTGTTGCTTGGATTGGCTTACCATCCATCCGATCCATTACTTCCTTAACAGCCCAAGCCTCTCCAGCTTCTGCTGCTTTGATAAGTTTGTCTGCGATGTTACGGAGTTTCTTCTTGTCCTCTTGGACTAAGGCTATGCGGATAGCATCGTAAAATAGTTTTCCCTTCCTAGCATTTTGATTGCCAGGCTGACCGCCTCCTTTATCACTCGATTCGAGTCCTATTTGTTTGTTTTCTGTAGAGTTTTCCATTCCATTCCCTATGGGTTGATGGTTGATGTGTAGTTATTCTACAACACTTAATGAACTGTTGGTTGTCTTGCTTTAAAGTAAATTTCGTCTGCCTCGATCTTTTCTGCGATCTCTAGCATGAACTTGTAGATTATTCTGAGTTCTGCTGCTTTGTGGTTAAACGAGTGGAATCTTGTAGGGCAATTAGCCAACTCTACAATTGCAATATTAGTAGCCAAGCAAACCCATAAACATATTGCTTTGTCTGTTTCTTACTGCATCAGACAGTTCTTGCCCACGAATATCACCAATTTTTTGAGATCTTTTTATAGCTTGCTCTACAGCGATTTTTTCATCTTTGTAGATTGGAAACTTAATTCCTTGGCTATAAAGGCTTTGGACATTCTCTTTTATTTTGTCAAAGTCCTTATCTGGATCAAAGATCTTGCCACCATAAATGGTAGGCACATTGTAGAAACCTTCCCCAGGCAATCCCAAGTCTTTTGCTGTGTATGTTGCAGTTAGTTCTGTATGTGGCTCGTTTCTGCCTTCATCAAAAACTATCGGTCTTGTAACATCAATAGGAAAACCTGATTGATCTACATTCTGAGCAGAATAGTTATACAACAATCCTTGTAGGATGGATGGGTCTAGTAAACCTTGCATATATCACCACTTAACCTTATCAGCCCAATACGCTGCACTCATCTTGCCTTTGGCAATATTGCTTGCATGGCGAGCCTTAAATGACTTTCTACGAGCTTTGTCTGCCTCGGTCTTAGGATTAGCACCTGCGCCACTTACACCTTGCTGACCAAATCGTATTGTTTTGACCTTATCGCCCTCTTTTGCCACGACTAAATGGCTTTTAGTAGGGTGGTTTGGTGTTCTTTTAGGCTTGTTATAGCCTGCAACACCCATTCTTTCTAGGATGCCTGCTGCCTCTCGGACTTTCACTTGCTATACCTAGCCGACTTGCCTGCCTCACTTAGTGCTATAGCGATGGCTTGCTTGGGATTCTTAACGACCTTCTTAGACTTACCAGAGTGCAGTTTGCCCTCTTTGTACTCGCCCATGACTTTGCCAATCTTCTTCTCTGCCTTAGTCATCTTCATTTTTTAGCCTTTAGTGGTTTAGCTGTCTTTGCTGCTTGCTTAAAAGCCTTGGCTGTAGGTGCGCCCTTTGCGCCAGGCTTACGCATCTTCTCGCCTGATCCTTCGGCTATCCTTTTTCGCTTTGCTGCGATATTGCTGTAGAGACCCTGTTTCAATCTTCTTCCCCTTCGTATTCTTCTTCTGCGCCCATAGCTTCCCAAGCCATACAGCCTCGTTCACCTTTGCAGACAAAATCGAATATTTCGCAATGACCCATATCTTTAGGAACACCGCACTTGCTCATTTCTTCGCCTGTTTCGTAGTATTCACAGGCTTTGCACTTGCCTTCGCCATCCTTACGATCACCATATTCGGCTGTTAGGACTGCTTTTTTCATGTTGCCTTTGTTAATATCGGCATCCATTGTAGATAATGGGCATGATTCTGTATCGGATTCTAGGAGACCACCTTCTTTTTTCTCAGCCATCTTGGGTTCTTTACCCAATAAACCGATCATAATGGACATACCCTTCTTTTCCATAGCTCACCCTAGTGTAGAAACAGCAAATTTTGGGTGCAATTACCCAAGAAAATTATACAAGTGTTTTTTACTTTTGTGAAGTAAACCATCGTTGATGGAGTTCTGGCATATTTGCTTTTATCCATGTCTCTGCTTCTTGTTGGTTTTTGCCATGATCCATACCAATAGTCTGACTTCCGACATGATGGACATAAGACCGGCTGACATAGTTTTTGTATCCATTGGCTCTGATTTCTAAGCATTGGATGTCATCCGAATACCAATTGATAGGCTTGTAGTCTACCCATTTGTCTTTGTGAATATAACCAAATAGAGGAGAAATAATTTCTGTGGGAATTATTTTTCTTTCTTCTACATATCGGATGCCTTCTCTTTCTTTGAAGGCTC